GTACTCTCAAAATTCGAAATAGTGAAATCTTTTTGAAATTTAGAGAATGCGCGAATGGTAGAGAGATGTTTAGAGACGCTGAAGCTGTGGAATTCTTCAAAGAGTTAATTCCTGATGAACGCTTTGGAGAGTTGCGCGACGACTGTTTGAGAGTATTTTCTGGTGAGCGATTCAAAATCGTGTCACGATTAAACTCCCAAGGCAATGAGAATTTGCGAAATTTTTTGCATCATCTTTGTGATTGCGAGATTATCGCCCAGGAGAACAGTTCGCTCGCTAGTTTTAATGAAGAACTTTTTCTTTGGACCCAACGTTCTTGGGAATTGTGGAAGGAGAAATTGAACATTATGTGGAAAAAACTTTGTTCCTTTGAAATCCCTAGTATTGCGTGGATTTTGATACGTGATGCTAAACAGGTTGCCATTGTTGTGGCTCTGTATCACGTTGCCCAGAAAGCGTTTTCTTTCTTTTTCCCTGGTGAGGAGAAGAACAGTGAGAGAGAAAGGGATACTTTCATAGCGGAATACACCGATTCTTGTATGGTGGATATTTTCGATAAGATTTGGAACAATAGTTATTATTCAATGTCGTACGATGAAGACGGCGAACCATTTGGTTTCGGTTTTTTTGTCAGACAGAATACGTTCCTTTTTTGCACGCATTATGTTAACGTGTTTAAAGCACGCGGGTACCAAGATGATGTGGTCTTTTTGAAGAATCAACATCGTACTATTCGCGTTCCTGTTAGCACGTTTTTACAAAGTCAAGAAATTGGTAGAGATATTTCACGTGTTGAGGTTACGAATACCGTGTTACATCCTGACATTACCCACCTTTTCTGTGGAAGGGAGACTTTTCTGAAGAGGTCAAGGGGTGAGGCTTTGTGTATGCGTAAGATCGGTTCGAAATTTGTTCCCACATTGGTTAAGTTTAAAGTCGCCTATAATATGAGTTATTCAGATGGTGTCGGAGGTATTATACGCCAACCCGAAACCATAGTTTACGAATCAGTTACTGCTAAAGGATTTTGTGGACTTCCTTTGTTTCTGAATGATTCAACAACTCGCGCTCGGAAATTTATTGGTTTTCATGTGGCTGGAGACGGAGCGTCAGGCATGGCTAACATTTTTGATTTTGGTCAAGAGTTTGCAGCCGAAGCTTCCTATGTACCACGTACTATGGAGATTGTTGGAAGAGTAGATCGTGCTCCAACAAGCTCTGGTGAGAGTATGATTCGTAGGAGCCCACTGTATGGCGCATGGGGTCCCGCAAAGAAGGCACCCGCTCACCTTAGAAGTTTTATTAATGAACAAGGTGAGAGAGTTTCTCCAATGCTTAGAGCAATAGCACGTTACGACAAGCCATTGTTGATCTATGATCAATCTTTGGTTGATGCTTGTGCACGTGCTGCCGTCTTAGCAAATACTGATTGTTTCTTAGAATTACCAAAGAAGATTTCGTTACAGGAGGCCATACAAGGTGTTCCTGGAGAGCCTTATTTGGACGCTTTGAATAGAAGCACTTCACCGGGGTATCCTTGGAACATGCGACCACGTCCTGGTTACAAGGGAAAGGAAAGATTTTTAGGAACTGGTGTTGATATTGATTTATCAGGTCCTGATTTTCCTGAGTTGATTAAAGAAGTCGAAGAGGCTCACGAAAAGCTTCTTAGAGGTGAGAGACCAATGTTTTATTTTTCGGATTCACTTAAAG